TGAAGCGGGAGGAGTCCCAAGCTAAGTTGCAGGCTAAGCAGATGGAAGGCCGCATTAAGGCGATGGAAGCGAAACTTGGTATGGAACAAGATCGACAGCAACACGACCAGGAGATGGCTCAGGACGAGGAGCGTCATATACAAGAAATGGACCAGACCCGGCAGCGTGGAGCAGTTGATAGGGAGGTGCGGCGTGCGGCGGCGTTACGTACAACGTAGACAAGAGGACGGCAGCTATAAGCTGGAAGAAGTGGATGTTAATTACTGGTCCCCCAGGCGGAATCTGTCAGACACTGATGCGCTTATTAGCGATAGACACTATGACGGGATGCAGGCGACGGACGGTGCTGATATTTCCACTCGTGCGAAGCACCGAGAGTATATGCGCAGGCATAGTCTCACAACGATTGACGATTTTACCGGACACTGGAAAACGCACCACCGTACAGAAGAGCTTAAAGACAGTAAGAAACGTCGTGAAACAATAGAACGAACAATAGCGAGGTTAGACCCACCATGAGTGAGAGCAGTTTAAAAGAATCTTTGGAGGCCGCATTCGATGGAGACACTGAGTCTGTTGACAGAAGTGCTGTGGAAGAGGCCGCTGGCGTGGTTGAAGAAACAGTGGCAGAGGTTGAAGGCAGCACTGAAGAGACCGAAACTGCGTCTGCGGGAGAATCCTTACCAGATGAAGGGGACACCAGTACCGTCGATGCAGGAGCAGAAGGAGAATCACGAGAAGGAGATGAAGAAACCGTTGTAGAAGCAAAGTCTGAGGATGAGCTGGCAAAAGAAGAGAAAACTGAACTAGCCGCCCCCTATGGCTGGAAACCGACTATGCGGGAGAAGTACTGGAGCGGGCTTCCTGACGAGGTAAAGGCTGAAGTAATACGCCGTGAGGTGGATATCGCCAAGGGAATGGAGATAGCCAAAGGTGCCCGTGACCTGGAAAAGGAGTTTAACTCTAAGGTGGAGCCTTATAGGGCTGAAATTGCCAGCCGGGGCGTGCAGCCGATGGACGCCTTCGAAAACTACTTGGCGACCGCCCACAACCTCCGACACGCGACCGCTCCTGAGAAAGCCGCTCTTGTAGCTGGAATCATTCAGCAGTATGGTGTGGATGTGGAGCAGTTGGACGGCATTCTTACAAAGCAGATTCAGGGTGCCCCACCAGGAGCAGGAGCTGGCACTGGCGTAGTAGAGGCCATCAACAAGGCTCTGGCTCCTGTCAACCAATTCATGAGCAGTTACCAGAATCAGCAGGTTACTCAAGCTGAGACTCAGCAGATCAATATAAACGAGGAGATAGCTGCGTTTAAAGAGAAACCTGAAAACGAATTTTACATGGATGTGAAAGGTGATATGGCAAATCTTTTGGAAGCCGCAGCAATGCGGAGCCAAAATATGACTTTACAAGAGGCATACGACCGTGCTATATTGTTGCACAGTGACATAGCACAGATCGTCTCAGAGCGTAAGCTGCAAAGCGAAGCTCAGAAAAAAGACGAGGCGGCTAAAGCGGCGAAAGCGAAGAGTGTGGGAGTTGTCAGTACGTCACCAGACGCAGGGCGTGCGGCAGCAAAGTCCACATCACTCCGCGGAGCCTTGGAAGCTTCCTTTGATGCTAATGCCATGGACTAGTCTCCCGCTTGGGGAGTCTCTACAGCAAAGGGTTCATAGCCCAGCCCAGTAGAGGAAAACCGAGTAGGTATCCACTCATTTATGGGAGACTAACGTGGCATTTCCAAACGTATCCGACATCATCGCTACGACCATCGAGAGTCGTACGCGGCAAATCGCGGATAACGTCACCAAGAACAACGCGCTACTCAAGCGCCTCGAAGATCGGGGCAACGTGAAGCCGTTTGGTGGCGGATCCGTTATCTATCAAGAACTCAGCTTCGCCGAGAACTCCAATGCCGGTTGGTATTCGGGTTACGACCTCCTGCCCGTGGCAGCGCAGGACGTCATCAGCGCGGCCGAGTACAACATTCGCCAGTTGGCAACTCCGGTGGTCATGTCCGGTCTGGAAATGCTCCAGAATAATGGCCGCGAGCGTATGATTGACCTTATGGAAGGCCGGTTGTCCGTGGCGGAGTCCACAATGGTGAACCAGCTTTCCGAGGGTGTGTACTCCGATGGCACCGGCGACGGTGGCAAGCAGCTGGAAGGTCTGGACCTCGCAGTTCTCGAGAGCGGCGTGGGTACCTATGGCGGTATCGACCCTGGCTCCTTCGCTTTCTGGTCTTCGGGTGCATTCGATTCGGCTGTGGTCAACAGTGGCAACCTCACGGCAGCCAACGTCCAGAACCTGATGAACCAGGCATGGGCGAGCCTCGTCCGAGGCAGTGACCGCCCCGATCTGATTCCGATGGATTCCGGATTCTGGAACTTCTACGTTTCCAGTCTGCAGAGCCTCCAGCGTTTCGCCGGCACCGAAGTCGGTAAGCTGGGCTTCCCGACCCTCAAGTACATGGACGCCGACTGCGTTCTGGACGGTGGTATCGGCGGGTTCGCTCCGACGGACACCGCGTGGATGCTCAACACCAAGTACATCTTCCTGCGCCCGCACAGGGACCGGAACATGGTGGCCTTGATGCCGAGTAAGCGGTACGCTATCAACCAGGATGCTGAAGTGCAGATCCTGGGCTGGGCCGGAAATCTGACCTGCTCGGGTCGTCAATTCCAGGGTCGCCTCTTTGACCTGACGTAAACTCAGGTGGTGGGTTGTTTCGGGTAGGGGTTCGCCCCTACCCACTTTTTTAGGAGAAATTAGATGGCTGCAACAGGTAAAGTGGGTTCAATCAAAGACTCCGATGCCAGTCAACCTCTCGGTGGGCTGTGCAGCGGTATTGGCATCGGCACTCAAGAGGTGTACGATGAAGTGGACATTGGTAGTGACTTGGACTCCGGTGTTCTAGGTTTCGTGGATGGTGAGCAGCCGATACAGGCGCGCCTCGGCACGGGTACCGGCCCCATTTTGGAGGATGTTAACGAGGATGCTGACATAATTTTCCATAAGGCCGATGCTCAGTTGGCTGATGGTGCTCAAGATGGTGCCACGGGTTTCTACAACCATACTGGTAAGACCATCGAAATCGGTCAATATGCGTGGCTCAGCGAGAACGCGTAAAACTGATTTAGCGGGCGTGTATGGACCTGCTTGATGACTATCGCCTTTATAGCAGCGACGGAAGCTGGTACACCCTCCGCTTCTACATCTCTTGCCATCAATGTTCCCGGCGGTGTTAATGATGACGATTTTCTTTTGTTGTTCGGTGTTACGGCTGATGGTGACGATGGTGGTTTCAATACTCTTACAGGTTGGAACCAAATTGTTGATAACGAGGAGACAGGCGGTGCCGCACCTTCACCTCCAGGTACATCAGTTTGGTGGCGCATAGCAGATAGTGAGCCTGCAAGCTACACCATCACGCCCACGGCAGGTTCTACGGGTATCTGCGCCCAAATGCTCGCGTTCAGCGGTGTGGATACTACGACACCTATTGACGCCACCACAACGATAGTCTCAGGGGATGGCACTGCTAATCCAGCCTCAATCACTCTGACGAATGCTGACTCTACGGTAGTCGTTTCTGCTACATGGGATTCAGCAGGCGGGGAATTTATAGCTGTTCCGACTGGATACACCAGTCCTAGTGGTTTGGGCGATGTTATTGCTCTCGGTGGAGGTAATGGAGCTTCGCTGGCGGCTGCGTATGACCTCTCTGTTTCCAACCCTGAAAACCCGGGTGCGTATACAGCCAATACAGAGCAATGGTTTTGTCCCACTGTCGCGCTTCGTGTGGGTTCAACTGTTGATCGTGAGCAAGACAGTTTCCGATTTTACGAAGACGGTACTGAGTCAGGAGCGGTCGCTATCGACTCTCAGAATGCAGACATAAATCGCTCAAGAGAGGTGATAACTCAATTAAGAGTTGGGTGTCAGTATATTGGTGATCCTGATGCAGAGGCCGGAGAGCTTCAGTACAAGGAAACTGCGGACGCAGCGAGTGAATGGCGGAAGGTGCCGTAATGGGAAACGTGACGCAACTAGGCGAACCTATCTGGTATTACGAGTACCACCCGATCAGAGACGACACGAAGCGATACAGCGGCATTGTTCGTGTTGTGGTCGAGACTGATAGGAACGGGAAACAACATCTTGAGATTGATGATCCCGGTGAGGCTTCAGGAAAGCGTAACGTCAACAACGTGGAAAGCGAAGAATTTTGGGATAGCCGCGTCGAGTTGGATAAGCAGAACTATTGGGAACGTGCTGACGAGGGCTGGACCCCCTAATGGGTACGAGATTAGACGCTGCTGAAGCACAAGCTACCAGCTCTGGCTTCAACTATACCGTTAGTGCGGGGACTAATCGTTGCCTGATCGTCGGTGTTCAACAAGAAGATTCGGATCTCGGTACGCCCACCGCCACTTATGGTGGCGAGACGATGGCCGAGGTCGTCGACATTGAGGTTAATCCCGCGCTGCCCTGTCGAGTTACACTATTCTATCTGAATGATGCGGGGATCGAAGCGGCCAGCAGTAGTGCGATTGCTGTCAGTAATACCACAGGAGCGACAACAGTCCATGCCGCCTCTTACGAATCAGTAGGTCAATCCACACCGACGAACACCGATACCGATAGTTCAACGTCGTCGACACCGAATCCGCTTACCGCCTGCGACATCGTAACGGGAGCCGCTAACGCCATTGTTGTCGCTTTTGCCGGTATGGGTAACGGAGGAACGGCTGCCTGGGGTGGCACGTTAGTAGAACAAACCGAGCAAGAAGAAGCTGGCGCAAGTGCTACTGGAAGTCTGGCCGATGACGAAGTTGCTGGTGCGACTACCATAGCGTGTGAGTGTACTTGGACGACGCCGAACCGGCAGGTGATCTGCGCGTGTGAGCTTATTCATGACGCAGGCGTCGGCATTACCGCTATTGTCCCGAATGAGTTTGACATGGACAACGCCGACATTGATGTCGACGGGTCGGGTTTTGAAAGCACGCAGACCAGTGGCACCATCTACCTGTCAGATGCTAACACGCTCGCCGGCAGCGCCAACGAGGTGGACATCAGCTCGGCGGTCAACACCTGGAACGACACGCAGATTAATCTCGACCTGACCCAGCTCTCCGGTGCGGAGCTTGACGAACTTCAGACTCTCGGCCCAGGACAGCGGTTCATCATTGTTTTAACAAGCATTCCGAATGAATTTGGCTCGGCCGCGATCACGCTCCACCGTCCGCAAGCATTACAGATGGTGCTGGGTGCTGCGACTCCGGGCTCTACGACTGCGCGCCTCACTGGAATGTCAGGTACATTCGGCGGCGGGCGGATTGAAGAAACAGCGGCTCAGAATCCTTCTACTACCGATACCGATATTGCCGACAACGGCAACCGTGAAGATGTTTGGAGTATTGAGGGCGTCCCGGCTGCTAGAGAAGTGTCCTACGCCTTCCGCGTTTTGTATGACGACACTGTTCCAGATACAATCACCGAGACGCCAAACATCACGATTGTAGAAGAGGTTGCTCTCTTTCTTCCGTTTTATACAAAGAGACCAGACACACTTTTGAGGATGTGATTATGGGTAGAATTGTTTATCAAAAATTTAATGTAGTGCTGGCCTCAGATGTAACTCAGGATATTTGGTCAGTAGTTGCCGGTTCTGGTAGTCCGATTCTTTTGCATGGCTTTGAGATCACAAGTGCTGCTATCGCGGCTGCCATAATTAACGTCGATCTACATAGAATTACGGCTGCGGGAACTGGGGGTGTTGCTCCTGGTACTGAGGAACTTGCCGATGAGCGTTTTAGTGCGGTAACTGCTACTTTCCGTACTGAGGATACGACCCCAGGTGCGGGCGGCGGAGGACTCATGGATTGGCAATGGGAACAGCTCGGCCCTGTCGGGCACGTTTACACGCCGGAAACGAGGCCCAGAGCGAATGCCGGTGACGGGTTCGCATTTGGTATGTTCACGGCGGCAACGCCTACACTCTCAGGCTGGGTATGCTGGGAAGAGTTTGGTTAATAGTGGAGATTTGATATGGCTGCTTACAACAAGTTTGAAATTTTTGTCGGAGACCTTGGGATAGTAGTCCATAATCTCAATGTCGACACTTACCACGTTTATGCCAGCAATGATGCACCGAGTGCGTCGTTGGATAACGTCAAGGCGGATTTGGCTGAGATCACAGCGCAGTTTGGTTATCCCGCTGGCGGTTCCGATATTTCGGCCAGTTACAGTGAAGCTGGTGGCATCGGCTCCTTTTTGGGGTCAGACGTTACGTGGACTGCTGTTGGTGGGTCGTTTGGTCCCCTTCAGTACATCGCGCTTTACAACCAGAGTACAGGGGTCAAAACAGATCCATTGATCTCCTGGTGGGATCACGGCTCTTCCGTCACTATTAACGACGGTGAATCTTTCACAGTGGACTTTGGAACTGAGGTCTTTACCATACAATAAAAGGAGGCTATCATGCCGGACAGAGTACAAATTGGAGAATCTCGGAAGGTTAAGGACGCGGTCCTGGAAGCCCGCTACACCGATGGCATTAAAGCAAACAAGGCACTGAAAGCCTGTTGCCGCAACGTGGACACGAGCGCTGTGTCGCTCTGGAAAACCCACGCAGATGCCAAGACACCCGATATGATGATAATCGAGTGTGACGTCTGTAAACGTAAGCAATATCGCACAGCAGTCGGTCCGGGGCGCATCGGCGGGTAACAACGAAGTAACGAAGCGTGGATAAATTTCCGCATGGTGTTGGAGTCTATAGACTCCAACACCAGCTTATTTCGAGAAGGCTGCGTGTCGTCTTTTTGGCGGCGGTCGCCGTTACGATTAGTGCAGAGGCTGGAGCGTATGCTGTTACTGGCACTGCTGCGAATACAGAGCACCATTCGGCTATTGATGCAGCCGGTGGTTCGTATTCAATCAGTGGAACGGATGCTAATACCGAGCACCATTCAGTACTCGATGCAGTCAGTGGCGCATATACAATTTCAGGAACCGCTGCTGATCTTCAACACCATTCAGCAATCGACGCGGTCAGTGGTGCGTATCTCGTCACAGGAACCGCTGCCAATACTGAGTATAATCGAATACTCGGTGCGGTTGCTGGCGCGTATGCTGTCACAGGTACTGACGCTAGTCTTGAGCACCATAGCGCAATTGATGCAGTTAGTGGGACGTACTCTGTTGCGGGCACTGCTGCTAATCTCGAACACCATCGGCTCATTGATGCAGTTGGTGGGTCTTATTCTCTCTCTGGCACTGCTGTTACTTTCAAGCACAGCAGGGTCATTGACGCGGTCAGTGGCGCGTATGCGATTAGTGGTACGGATGCGACTACGACAGTCAGTGCTGTTCTTGACGCAGTCGGTGGTGCGTACTCTGTTACGGGCACCCCCGTTACTTTCAAGCACCAGAGAATTCTTGACGCAGTTGGTGGAGCGTACTCTATCTCTGGTACCGCTGCTAACACCGAGCATCATAGTGTCATTGATGCGGTCGGTGGTGTTTACTCCATCTCTGGTACAGCAGCAGGACTTGAGCATCACAGCGCAATTGATGCAGTGGCTGGAGCGTATTCAGTCACGGGTACTGCTGCGAATCTCGAACATAACTCTATCCTTACAGCGGTTGCTGGGGCATACACTCTCACAGGTACTGACGCCACTCTTAAGAAACTTCTTGCTGGTGCTATCGACGCAGAGGCAGGAGCGTACTCTGTTACAGGAACGGCTGCTAATACTGAGTATAATAGGATACTCGGTGCAGTCGGTGGTGCGTATACAGTCAGTGGTACTGCTGCCGATCTTCAACACCACAGTGTCATTGATGCAGTCAGTGGTTCGTACTCTGTTACTGGTACTGCTGTCACGTTTAAGCACCAGAGAGTCATTGGTGCAGAGGCAGGCGCGTATGTTATCACCGGCACTGCTGCGAACCTTATTGCTCCGTCGACCGATTTGGGAGACAATATCCACTTGGCTGGCACGTTGCTCACCTCAGAGGGTGTTGTGGGTACAGTAGTACTCTTCGTCCCCTCCACTCCTTTACCCGCTGATGTTGTATATATTGCGGGCACGGCGCATACTAACGCAGGACTACTCTACGTTGTGATCGATGACGAGGCAATGGACCGCGTGTACATTCGAGGAATAGCGCATAGGCACGACGGAGTGAGGATAATAGAGAATACCTTGGAAGGCGACCACGTTGTCGGTGGATGGCAGGTGACAAACTTGGGAGCTCAGAATGTCGAATACGTTGCACCCCCTCTAAGCTTCTTTAACTGGGGCCGAGCTATTGACCCAGACAGTAAGATGCTCACCACTGCCCTAATCAGCTGATGGCTAGCAAGATACTTGAAGGTATAGCCCGCGACGGTGGTGGCCTGATGCACATTGTAGAAGAAGGTCCCACCGATACCTTCACCAACGGCATCCCCATCACCAATGACGGAATTGTTGGCGTTGACAGCGTCGCCGCCATTACTGGCACTTCAAGAGGACTTCCTTTTGTCGCACTTGGTTTCCTGGCTATTGAGTTTGATGTGCCAGTAATCTTTGTAAATGGCTGGCCTCTTACAGCGGCAGGTAGGATTGCTGTTGGTTCAGGGCCAGTTACTGAACAAACTAACGCCATTCCGTTGAATGCTAATGGTGAAGTCGCCATTACAGAGCTAAGTCCCACCTAACCTAAAGGAAAAATAAAATGAGCGCACCACCTAATGTAATGGATTCTCGTGAAGTAGACGAAGCAAGTGCAACAAACTCACAGATGTGGCGTTATGATGATCGTCTGTTTGTGGTTTTCAGATCACAGGTTGTGTTTGACCAGCTCGCCAGTAACGAGGCAAAGCGGCCTATCTACAAGGACCAAGATTGGATTACCATCCAGGCCCCCGGCAACAAGCTGAGTAAGGTTGACCGCCCTATTCGGGATCTGGATCTCAAGCGGTTCGCCAGCAGGTACCATCTATTCAAGCAGGGCAAGTCCGAGCAACAGGTGGGCACTCCCTTGAAGTTGCTGCCGTGGATGCCCGAAGGGAGAGTCGAGGAGTACCGGCATTTCAAGATTCATACTGTGGAGCAGCTTGCCACAGCAGCCGACGCCATCGGTCAGAATTTCATGGGTTTCCAGACGGATAAACAGAAGGCGCAGGACTACCTTGACGCCGCTAACCGTGGGGTCAATGCCCAGGAGTTGGAGGATAAGCTCTCCAGTCGTGACGAGGAAATCGAGCTCCTGAAAAAGCAGGTGGCGGCAATGCTGGCGGGTCAGTCTGTGGTAGAGAAGGTTCCTGACGAAGTGGTAACGCCTATGTCGGTGGGGATTGACGAGGAGGCATAAGTGGCTTTTCAAATTACACGGGATGAATCGTTACTGGACGTAGTCAACCGTACACTTTCTGCGGTGGGATTTCCTAACGTAACGGACGCAGTAGGTTCAAACGACCCCGCTGTGCAGCAGATGGTGCAGTCTGTAAATCAGGCAGGTACTGACTTGCTCGGTATGCACGACTGGCAGCAGATGCTCACCACATTCAGCACTACCATACAGGCAACGGAACAACCCCCGGAGTCCAGTATATTCGTCGACTTACCCGAGGATTTCTTTGCCTTTAAGGACCAGAGTCAATGGAATGTCAGCCAGCAGTTGCCTATGATTGGCCCCGTATTATCGCAAGATTGGCAAAGGGTTACAGTCCGTACTGCGGATTTTGTTACCCGGCTCCTCTGGCGGATAAAGGGCAACAAGTGGGAAATCAAAAGCCCACCGGCCGAAGAGCAAACGATAACGATGGAGTACATCAGCCAGGGCTGGGTAAAAGATGCTGATGACAGTGGCTTATACAAGAACATCGCCACTAAGAATGGGGATATCATGTTGCTGGACAACTACCTGACCTACTATCTGGCGAAAGCCAAGTGGTTAGAGGTCAAGGGGTTTGACAGCGCCGCTGCTATGCGCGATTTCAACGTGGCCTTTGGACAACGCTTCACAATTGACCAAGGCGCCCCCGTGCTCAGCCTCATTAACCGCACGGGTTATCGTTACTTGGATTACTGGAATATTCCTGACACGAACTACGGAGTCTGATGCCTCTTCAGCCACTAGCTAGAAGTGCCAGGACCATAAGGTCCGGCCAGACTAATCTCCAGCAACGGGTTACGTCTGGAGCGCCTGTTCGTGGACTTACTTCTCAAAAGTCCATTGCTGAGATGGATTATAAGGACGCTGTTCGGCTTGACAACTTCATTGTAAAGCCTTTTGGGGTTGAGTTACGTCACGGTTTCCAGCTTCATCAGAATACTTTTGAATTTCGTATTAACACGATCATGCCATATGAAGCGCGTGATCCAGATGATAGTCGGCTGTGGGGCGTCACCCATGAAGGAATTTATGACATCACTTCACGTCAGGATAACGCTGTCAAACCTACTCCTGACGTTACATTCGCTACACAGACTGAGTTTGTCACCGATACATGGTCGTGGATACCGTTCTCCAACCTTGGCGAGAACTTCCTTTGCGCAGTAGGTGATCTCAACGGCTACTACACTTACGATGCTACGAATGAGTGGGTGCTACAGAACGGAAATATGACTGGCCCTGCTGGTTTTGATTCTCTGGAACTTGACTACATCATGTCGTGGAAGCGGCGACTGTGGTTCGTGCCACAGGAGAGTACGAAGGCTTACTACTTACCTGTTAACGAGATTGTGGGTGAGGTGCAAGAGTTCGACTTTGGCCCCTATATGCGCCAGGGTGGTCACATAAAACAGCTAGTGTCCTGGACTCGTGACGGCGGTGATGGCATTGATGACTTCTTGATAGTGTTAGGGTCTCAGGGCGACGTAATTGTCTACCAGGGAACCGACCCTGCAAATGCCGACACCTTTGCAATGGTCGGCATTTGGGATCTTGGCAGTTTGCCCACTGGACGACGGCTTGCTATTAAGTCTGGTGGCGATGTCAAGGTACTATGTGAAATAGGGCTTATTGATCTTAGTGTGCTATTTCAAGGCGCGGTAAACCTTGCATCACCTGAATCATTGGGCTATCCAGTCCAGACCGTCCTCTCTAGTGTGGTTAATCGCACACTGAATACTGAACAATGGGAAGTTCATTATTTTTCACGAGAAGAACTGTTTATAGTTAAAGAACCAATCACTGCATTGCTCACTGAGTCACAAATGTGGGCAGCCAACGTACACTCTCGGGCTTGGGGGAACTTAAATGACCTCCCCCAGCAAACTCTGGGTATGTTTCAGGAGGACTTGTATAGTTCTGATAGCGACGGCAACGTGTATCAGATATTGGAAGGTAACGTAGACAATTTAGATTTTGAAAGTACCTCTGATGAGATTACTGGTAGAATACAAACTGGTTTTCATAACTTCGGGGTGGCTAAATTAAAGAAATTCCAAGTTGTTCAGCCTACGTTTCAATCTCCCGTTGCTCCTGCTGTGCAACTACTCATGTACACAGAGTTTAATTTTAACGTCATCCCAGGTTCTCCAGGAGCTGGAGAACCAACAGAAGGGGCACAATGGGATATTGATAAATGGGACATAGCTCTCTGGGCGGGACAAGCAGGAACGTTTCAGGCATGGATAGGTGTTGAGGGAGTCGGATTCTTTGGTTCACTAGCCATGAATGTTCGCGGCGTAGGGGGTACGATCTTTACGCATTGGTCCTTCGGGTTTGAGGAAGGGGGCTTCGTGTGATTGTTACCAACGGCAGGCACTTCATGCACAAGTGGCTCAATGAGCGGGTCACCGTGTCATTTTCTGCCGATTTTCGGGCTATAGGATGGACAGAGCACGGTATGCTGAAGGCTGTGGTGGGATACACTGACGTCAATGGCAAGACCGCGCAAATCCATGTCGCCGCGGAAGGAAAATACTGGATGCGTCGTGAGTTTCTATGGTATACTTTTTATTATCCTTTTATCCAGCTTGATCTTACTTGGCTAATCGGAGTAGTGAACGCTAACAACGATACTGCCCTGAAGATGGACACTAACATAGGTTTTGAAGAATTTGCACGTATACCCGACGGCTACGCTGACGGGGAAGATCTTGTTATGTTACGCCTGCATCGGGGCAGCCCCCGAGTGCAGAGATGGCTCAGCTTAGGAGAGCGATATGGGAAAAGCATCACCACCAGAACCGCCTGATTACAGAGGTGCTGCTGAAGAACAGGCTAAGTCCTCGCAAGAGGCTGCCAATCAACAGATGTACTACAACCGACCGGAGCAAGTTACTCCGTTTGGTAGTCAGCTGTGGAGCTATGGTACCACCGTAGATCCCGTCACCGGCAAGGAGTACACTACCTCCAAGCAGACAAGCTCGATAATACCAGAAGCGCAGCGTGCCTTGGATGCTCAGCTGAATATTCAGAGTGGCCGCAGTGAGTTTGCTCAAGATATGCTGGGCCGCGTTGAAGAGGGTACAAAAGACCCCTTTGACTTCAGTCAGTACGGAGACTATCAAGGGTTACAGGGAGGTCGCGACCCGCAGGCACCTGGGGCCTATCGGGACGAAGCCTTCACGAACATGCAGAACATGGCTGCCCCTCAGCGTGCCCAAGACCGCGCTCGTATGGAAACGCAACTCGCGAACCAGGGTATCACGGCGGGCAGCGAGGCGTACAGAAACGCGATGCGCCAGCAAAGTGATCAGGAATCCAGGCAGGAGATGGGCTTCATGACCCAGGCTGGGGCTGAGGGCCAGCGCGTACAGCAGATGCAGGGTGCAGAGCAAGGCATGGATGTGACAGGTGCCAGCTATGCGAACAACCTGCGCCAGATGCAGATTGCCGAAGGGTTACAGGGGCGTAACCTCCCCCTCAACGAGCTGAATGCTCTGTTGACTGGGCAGCAGGTATCTCAGCCAACGATGCCTGGGTTTAAGGAAGCTGGCAGGGCTGCCGATACGCAGTATTTGAGTGCTGCTCAGATGCAAGGCCAAGCTGAGATGGACATATTCAATACTCAGCAGGCCAGCAAGGATGCCCTCATGTCTGGGGCTATGAGCATGGGCAGCAGCGCCATGATGTGCGACCTGCGTGTTAAGCGTAACCTGGAGCACGTAGGTTACTATGACGACGGCATTCCGCAGTACGCATTCCAGTACATCTGGTCTGACGACTGGTACTTCGGCCCGATTGCTCAGGAAGTTGAGCAAGTACGTCCAGACTTGGTCGGTGAGGTTGATGGTATTAAATTCGTGAACATGA